TAAAAGCAACACACCTTTACCTTGGCAGGAATAAGGAATGAAATTATCCAATCCACAAAGCATTGTCGCACAAGACAGAGCAAGATTTAGAGTCCTTACCAGCGGACGGAGATTTGGCAAGACCACATTAGCGATTCGAGAACTATGCTACCACGCAAGAGAACCAAATAAACTTTGTTGGTATGTTGCACCCAGTTATAGACAAGCACGTCAAATTGCTTGGTTAAAATTAAAAAAGAAATTATCAGAATTACGTTGGGCAAAAAAATTTAATGAAGCTGACTTAACTTGTCATCTAAAAAACAACAGCGTCATTGCACTGCGAGGTGCTGACAACCCCGACTCACTCCGTGGTGTGGGTATTGACTTTTTGGTTATAGATGAGAGTGCGGATGTAAGTGAGCAATCCTGGACAGAAGTTTTAAGGCCCACACTGTCAGATACAAAAGGTAAGGCTTTGTTCACAGGCACACCCAAAGGGCACAATTGGTTTTATGACTTGTATCAAAAAGGCAAAGACCCGCAAGAGAACGAATGGAGCAGTCATTTGTTTACCACAAAAGAAGGTGGTTGGGTAGATGCTGAAGAAATAGAACAGGCAAAAAATGATTTGAGTGCAAGTGTGTATAGACAGGAGTACGAAGCAACTTGGGAAACTTACACCGGTTTAATTTACAGCAATTTTGACATTGAGAAAAACACAAGACACAACAGCATTGTAGAAGATGACAAAATAATTTACATTGGCATTGACTTTAACGTGTCGCCAATTTCTGCAATAGTAAGTGTAATTAGAAACAATGTCATAGATGTTGTTGACGAAATAAGAATATTTGGAAGCAACACGCAAGAACTTTGTGATGAGATATTGCATAGATATCCAAACAAAAAAATAATTGCATTTCCTGATCCAAGTTGTGTGCAAAGGCGTACCAGTGCGGGAGGAAAAACAGACCTTAGTATTTTACAAAATAATGGATTTGTCTGTAAAGTTTTAAAAAGACATATGTTGGTAAGAGACAGGATCAACAGTGTGAACAGCAAGTTGTGTAATGCCAACAATGTGAGAACACTGTTTATATCTCCTAGGTGTAAGAATATTGTAAATACACTTGTAAAACAAACATTTAAAGAGGGGACTTCGGTGCCGCAAAAGACACAAGGGTTAGACCATTTAGGAGATGCTTTGGGATACTTGGTAAGTTATTTGTATCCGATCAAAAGAGAAGCGGGACAAGAACAAACACAAAAACGATTCAACGTACAATTAGAGGGACAATATGGCAGATTATAGTTTTACAAACATAGACCAAAGTGCAACAGACGGCAGTGATTTTTTAGCAGGTTTACCAGCACACAACGAATACATCAATTACATAAACAGATGGAAATTTTTAATTAATTCATACTTGGGTGGTGCACACTACAAGATGGGAAATTACCTTACAAAGTACGTTTATGAATCACAACCAGAATACATTGGCAGACTTGCACAGACACCTTTAGACAACCACGTAAAATCGATAACACATATCTACAACAGTTTCATTTATAGAAATGAACCAAAGAGAGACTTTGGCAGTTTAGATGGTGCGGCAGAAATGGACAATTTCTTAAAGGACTGCGATATGGAAGGCAGAAGTTGGCAGTCATTTATGAGAGATGTAAATTTAATGAGCACAGTTTATGGGCATTGTGTTGTGTTAGTGGACAGGCCAGAGACAGTAGTAGGCACTCGTGCTGAGGAACTGCAACAAGGCATTAGACCATATGCTACAATATACACACCGGAAAATGTTATAAATTGGAATTGGGAAAGACTTCCAAACGGACATTATGAATTAAATTATTTGCAGTTGTTAGAAAAAGAAGATAGAACATACGCAGGTGCAACACAATATTATTTGAGAACTTGGACAAAAGAACAGATAACTTTAGAAACTTATGATCCAAAGAAATCAAAAACAACAGAAGTAATTGAAACAACAGTAAACCCAATTGGACAGGTACCAGCTATTTGGTGTTATGCTTCAAGGTCTCCAATTAAAGGCATAGGTGTTAGCGACATAGGAGACGTTGCTGATCAACAAATGGCGATATACTCAGAACTATCAGAAGTAGAACAATTAATAAGATTAACTAACCACCCAACACTTGTAAAGACACCTGAAGTAGAAGCAACAGCAGGTGCAGGCAGTATAATAACAATACCAAACGAAACAGATGCAGGACTAAAACCGTATATTTTACAGCCGACAGGTACAAACTTAGATTCAATTTTAAAAAGTATTGAAACAAAAATAAAAGCAATTGATAGAATGGCCCATATGGGTGCTATTCGAGCCATAGAGACAAGACAAATGTCCGGCGTGGCTATGCAATCAGAATTTTTATTGTTGGATGCCAAACTTTGCGAGAAGGCCAAACAACTTGAATTGTTCGAGGAGCAGTTTTTTAGAGTATGGGCAAAATGGCAAGGACAAACGTTTGACGGAGAAATAAAATACCCAATGGCATTCCATATTAGAGATAAAAATTTAGATATGGATATATTAGCCAAAGCGGCAGTTGTACAAAGAGATTTAACGACAGCAACACCAAACGTTAAAGAAGTAATAGACAACAAAATATTAGAACTATTAGCAAAAGATGAAGATGAATTAGATACAATGCTTGAAAGCAAAAAAGATTTAATGACACACACGCCCGTAGCAAGTGCGGACGATGTGGTAAAACATTTACGAGAAATGATAAAAGCAGGCTACACGGATGAAGAAATAAAAAAATTACATCCTGAATTAGCACAGGCTTTTGGAGATGCTAATGGGCAAATACCAGAAGAGACAAGTTAAACTAAACAAACCTTTTAGGACACCAGGACAGAGTAAAAAGTTTGCAGTGTACGTACGGAATAAAAGTACAGGCAATGTAAAGAAAGTTAGGTTTGGCGATCCAAATATGAGCATAAAGAAAAGCATACCTGCAAGACAAAAAAGTTTTTTAGCACGTATGGGCGGTGTGCTTAAACAGGTAAGAGGACAAAAGAATTTAAGTGCGGCATACTGGAGTATGCGTAGTTGGAGGAAAGGATTCAAACTATAATGGAAAAATTTATTGAAAAGTTTTTTGAGGCTTGTGATAAACTTGCAGAGTTCATAGACAAAACATTTAGGAGATTTTAATGCAACCTGCATTGGTACACAAACATCTTTTAGTCAGGGCAGAAGTAAATGCTCCGCCATTGTTTAAAGACAGAGAAATGTTAGACACTGAAATAAAAAGTTTAATAAAAAATATAGATATGAACATACTGTCAGGACCACACACTAAATGGTCAGACGTTGATGGTAATGAAGGATACAGTAGTGTTGCTATTATAGACACGAGTTCAATTACATTTCACAGTTGGCTAGAGCCCAGCATCATACAGTTAGACGTTTATAGTTGTAAAGATTTTAAAATTAAAACTATCTTTACTTGGTTGGCACAATTTGATTTGGAGAAAGTAGACTACAAATATTTAGACAGAGACAAAGGATTTAAGACACTAGACACCAATGAACTAAATTGGTGGGACAACAAGCAGTACAATATGTCCTACAAAGATGAAGTGTTATACGACTAATGCCCAACACAATAAGAAGAATATACAAACAACCAAACGAGACAGCAAGACATCTTAAGTTAAAGAAAGCCTGTCTTGATTACTTTACTGCATATGACAAACTAATTAATCGTCCTTCAAGACGTTATGCTATCGAAGCCAGAAGAGCCTTACGTGCGATGCGTAAGTCAGCTGAAGATAGAGGAAAAGAATTGCTATCATTGTATAGTGATAACCAAAACATAGGGAGGGAACCTTTATATGGCCATCACGACAAGCACAGCATCAGCCTTGCTAACAAACAAGATACCAAGATCAAAAAGGAGGAAACTAACAATGCCAGGACCTAAAAGAAGCGGAAGAAGAAAACCAGCAGGATCCAAAATGTCAAGCGGCAGACGTAAACCAAAAAAAAGTGGACGTAGGAAGTAAAGACATTGAAGATTGGATTAGAGGACAGGTTGTTAAAAAGAATAAAAAAACTAAACAAGCAATCTGTCCTTTTGCAAAAGCAACTATTGAAAACAAAAAAGTCGCAATCATACCTTGCAAGGATGATGTGTTGGCTCAAGTTAATCAGTTGTGCGATATTTTTGGTGCTCTTAATTACGATGTTGTCATCATTTATTTCAATGTCAAAATAAGTGAACGCAAACTGTCAGACATTTGTAGACAAGCACACATAAGACGTCCAAGTGTGGCAGTGATGTACGACCACCCTAGCAACAGCGGCACACACCGAGGAGTAAGTTTTAGTTTCAAGAAAGCACCTTTAATTTTTATACAGTCATTACCAAAAATAAAAGAAGCACAAAAAATTTTAGAGAAGACAGGCTACTACAAGGCGTGGGGCATAAAAGATGGCACACAATTTTATTAGTATAAATATATTCATAACGGGCAATACTACCCGAGACAACAACAGGAGGACACGATGAGTTCAGAAACATCGAATTTGACTACGGAAACTGCTACTGCGGCACAACCGGAACAAACAAAAAATACCCCATCGCAGGTAGAAGCGGTAAGTCAACCCGAAAAGACATACACACAAGAAGACGTTGATAACATAATGGCCAAAGTCAAACACACGACTGAAGCGAAAGTGTTAAGAAAGTTTGAAGGCGTGGATGTTGACACCTACAAGACTTTGCTTGACAAAGAGGAGCAATCCAAAATGGAAGAGCAAAAGAAAAAGGGTGAGTTTGAAACGATATTGAGAGAGCAAGCCGAGAAAGCAAACTCTAAAATCAATACATTGACACAAGAACTGTCAAGCATAAAAATTGACGGTGCGTTGTTGGATGCGGCAAGCAAACACAAGGCACTTAACCCAGGACAGGTTGTAAAACTTGTAAAGGAACAAGTCAAAATGAATGCTGACGGAACTGTGGAAATTGTTGATCCGGCATCGGGACAGACACGTTATACTGAGAAAGGTGATGCATTGACAACAGATGGGCTCGTACAACAGTTTCTGAAAGACAACGCCCACTTTGTTGCGGCAGGACCAGCAGGCAGCGGATCTAAATCAAACACATCTACTGAAGGTGCTACAAACGTTGATATAAACAAATTGGATCTTAATGATCCAGAACAACGTGCTTTATACAAGAAGTTGAGAACAGACGTTTATAAACCGAAAATATAAGGCGCATTAACAGGAGAAAATAGTTATGGCACAACCAGAACTACAAACAGCGGACACGGCGATCCTGACGAACGTTTTACAAGAAGCGGTCTTCACAGCGAGCGAGAAATCAATCGCAGGTCAAGTGTTCAACACATACGATATGTCAGGCACTCCGGGCTTAACGGCTCAGATCCCTGTATATCCTGAGATTTCAGCAAGTGCTCCGGCACAAACGGCTGACGTTTCAGAATCATCTGTTGCAATAGCACAGGTGGACTTAACAGCGGCAGAGATCGCGGCTAGAGTTGACGTTTCAGATTTACTTGCAGAATCAACAGCAAGAAATATGGGATCAGACGTGGGCGTGATGCTGGGCGGTGCATTAGGTGAAAAAATTGACACCGATGCATTTGCTCTTTTCACAGAAGCAAACATCACAAACAACGTTGGTCAGAATGGAGCAGAAATTACTCCAGAAACGATCCTTAAAGCGGTTTACACTTTAAGATCAAGCTCTGCACCGACTGATGCTGATGGTGATTACACTTGTGTACTACACCCAAGCCAAATGTTTAACATCGCAAAAGTTTTAACTAATGCGGGTTATGCGGCTTCAGGTGCGGCAGGTGCTTTATCGAACGTAGGTAATTCTTTA